CTCCCTGTCGTGTCTCCACCTGTATGGGAAACTCTCTAGCAACAGGAGCAGAGGCTACCATTCCTTTGAGCTTCTCAACCTCAGCCTTCTTAGCTTCAATCTGTTTAACCAAGTATTGCTGTGCTGTACCTTGCTTAGCAGCTTCAACAATCTGTTGTTTGATAACAGGAACCTCTTCTGGTGCTGCGCTCTTAAACAAAGCAGCCACTTGTTTAGCAGGGGCTTCTCGTGTGGGAGCAACAAGGCCAAACCTAGCAGGGAGGTCTTGTCCTTCTGGAGCTTTGAACAGAGCAGCTACTTGCTTCTCTGTTGGTACTTTGGTTGGGTCTTTCAAACCAAGGAAGTCACCAACTTCTTTCTCTGGTTGTTGTCTCTGAACATTGGCAAGGTCTGTTTCAAACTTGGCAATCTCAGCTTCTGTTTTAGTAATACGATCTTCAACAAGCTTTGTTTGTACAGGGTCAAGCTCACGTACAGGAGGGACAAGAGTGCCCTCAGCTTCTGCTCTACGTAGGTAGGCAGGAGTTTCATAGTTAATAGCCTGTGCTTCGGCTGCTTGTTTGCTTGGTGGGTTATCAATAGCTTTAGCCACATCATCAATGGCAGCTTTGGTTGTAACCTCATCTGCTGCTTTGATAGCTCGCTTCTCAAGGAAGTTAATAACTCCCTCACTTGCCTTACCAAGGCCAGCACCAAAGACAGTACCGACAGCAGTGCCAGCTACAGTATTAAACAAGCGGCTTTCTTCTGGTGTGAGGATAGGCTCTAATGCACCACCTAAAGCTCCCTGTGCTGCGCCTTGTTTAGCCATAGTGCCAGCAAGTGTTGCAGCCTTCAAGCCTTTAAGGGCAAAGGCAGGGGCTGTAATAGGGTCAGCAATAGCGCCAGCAAGCTCACCAACCATACCAGCAACAGGAGCATTAGCAGAAGCAATGCCTGCTGCTGTGCGTTCAGCTAAGGCTCTCTCTTTGTTGAGGCCACCATAAAGGTCTACAATTCCCTTAATAGTACTACCACCAGATTGAATGAAACGCTTCATGGCTCCAGTGAAGGCTGTCTCTCCCATCAGTGTTGAAATAATCTGCTCATCAGTAATCCCTGCTTTACGAGCAGCTTGATAATCATAATTATTTCTATCTGCTAGAGTAGGAACAATGTCTGCTGGAGATAAACCAGCGGCAAGTGCATCTTCTAGTGCATAATATTCTGCCATTTAATTACCCATTGGGTTTGTATAAGATGCTGGACTTGAATCTCTGAAGAAAGACTTTGGATCAGGTTTAGTGTTAGGAGCAGCAGCAGGAGTGCCAGCAGCAGGAGTAGCAGGAGTAGCAGCTACAGGTGCAACACCAATACCTTGCTCACGTGCGGCATCATTAATGTTGTCATAAATGTTACCATCTTTACCCCGAACTTTTCCTGACTTAGGATTGATAGCACCAACATACATCTTAACAGGAGGTGCTCCGGGGTACTCAGCAGGAACTTGTACAGAGGCTGGCTGAGAGAAGTTCTCTTGATTCATCTTCTCACGAGCAAGGGCATTAGCATCGGCTCCTCGTGCTTCCATTGCTTTCCAATGAGAAGCTTGTGCAGCATAGTGCTCTTTCTTCATATTAAGCTCAGCTTGTGTGTTTGCAAGCTTTGTAGTAATATCAACAATCTTACCTTTAGCAATCGCAATCTGTGCAGGAGTTAATGCTTCTTTAGTATTGGGGTCAATACCTGTATCTACAGCTTGTTGCAAATAGTTTTTATTACCAACATCGCCACGTTGTGCCTCTTCTAAACTCATCACCTCTAAGCCACTCTTCTTCAAGATGTTAGGGAATAGTTTTGTCTCTTGGTCAAACTTGGTCTGTCTTTGTTTAGCTTCCTGAACAGCACGTTCTTCAGCAGAGACAGCACGACCTTCTCCTGACACAGCACGAGCTTCTTGGCTTGCTGCCAATGCCATAGCTTGTTCATCACGCTTAGCTGTACGAGCACGTTCTGTTGCAGCCATAGCATCTTGTGTAAGACCACGAGCAGCTAAGCCCTTGGCTAGGTTAGAATACATGTCAGCATCTGAGCCACCCATCTTTGTAGCTTCTGCCATTGCTTCGTTCACACCTTGAATGCGAATCTCATCAGGAGCTTTTCCACCTAACAAGCGACCACCAGCATAGCCAACACCAGCGCCAGCGTTAGCACCCAATGCTGATATTTGTTGCATCAGGCTTAGGTTGTTCATCTGACCCGGAGATGTGAGCAAGCCCTCGTAATATTGTTGACCAGCCTGTGCTGCTGTTGGTAAATTAAAAAGACCTTCAACTGTTGTAGCCATCTTTATTCCTTATTGATTGTTAAACTGGTAACTACCACCCATTGCTGGCTGTGGTTGTTGTCCATAGTTCCAATAGCTTGAGAAGGCTGGAGTTTGTCGTGGTTGTTGAGGAGCCTGTGTAAACATACCACTGAAGGCATTACCAGCACCCATCACCCCTCTTGTTATGCCTATGTCGCCAGCAAGATTGTATTGAGTTGCAGCATTGCTTCCTGCTAACATAGCCTCTGCTCCTGATCGTCCGCCTTGCAACAAAGCCTGAGCTTGTTGGCCTTGAGATACAGAAGCCTTGTTACCAATATCAGCACCAATAGTCATTGGAGACATACCAAGTTGTTCAACACCAGTGCCAGCAGTAAACAAACCTGTACCACGAGCAATGAGCTTGTCAATTAAGTTCTGTCCATAAGTTGTACTCTCATTAGCAATCTGTGCATTAGAAAGCTCACGTGCTCGCATACGTGCAAACTCATCTGGGTTTAACATACCAGAGACATCACCTGCACCACCATAACCAGCAGAAACACCAAGACCAATACGCCCTGTACGCAGAGCATTCTCACGTGCTATGATGTCCTCTTGTACCCTGCCCGGAGCAAGCAAACCCATCTGTTGTTGGTAATACTTCTGAGCTTGTTCCTCTGGAGTACCAATGCCTCCCATCGTTTGCTCAGCTTGTCCATAGAGAGTATCTCTAAAGGCTGCTAAACGAGGGTCAATCTCATAACCAGCCGTGCCCTTCGCTGTATCAAAGAAGCCTCGACCAAAGCCAGAGGTTATGCTGTATGGTTTAAACTGTGCAGCTTCAGCAGCCACACGTGCTGCTTCTAGATTAGCTGCATTAGCTTCTCGTCCTGCTTGAAGGGAAGAAGATGCTGCTTGTCCAGCAGCCTTGTTTGCCATGCTACCACCAATAAGACCAATGCCCCCACCAATAAGAGCACCCATAGGGCCAAAAGCTGAGCCAGTAGCTGCGCCTGAAAGCGCCCCTGAAAGCGAATCAAAAAGTCCCATAATAATTCCTTAAGAAGTTTCCTAATATATTTGTATTCTTTAATTTAATAGAAAACATCATAAAACACCACCTAAGCGTGTTCCGTTTGCTTCCCAAGTGACATAGGAGTTACCAGATACATAGTTACCGGCAGCACCACCAGCACCACCAACTCTTTGTGAGCTACTAGCACCAGTACCACCAGCAGTTCCCCAACCACCACCAGCAGCACCAGCAGCATATACACTACCACCTCCTGCACCAGCAGTACTTAGTGTAGCAGTCCCACCAGCACCAGCCCTACCAGTTCCGGGGCCTGTACCAAGTCCGGGGTTTCCTCCAACAGCATAAGGGACACCACCGCCACCACCACCGCCACCATACCAGTCGCCAAAATTAGAACCGCCTCCGCCTCCGCCGCCTCCACCACCGCCAGCTATTGTGTTATTATTAACAATGAACAGAGATGAAGCAATAGATATACCAGTACCACCAGCGGAGCCAGCAAAGCCAGCTTGTGGTTGACCACTACCACCATCACCACCAGCGCCACCATAGCCAATAACATAACCATTGTTTATTAAACGTAGGCCAATAGGAAAGGAGCCATTGATAGTTAACGCAGGAGTTGATGTTGAATTAGATAGTAAGTAAACACCAGAACCAATAGTAATCTCAAGAAAAGTATTTGTATCCGACCAGCCATTAGCCAATGCCCATGTTCTTAAATTAAGATTTGTTTGATTGCTAGAGATAGTCAGAGATATTTTTCTTGAAGCACCACGAAAATTAGCTAGAGTTATTACACCAGAAGTAGGTATAGTTGTAGCAGTACCATTTGGATAACCCACTGCACCTGTATAGACTAATGACCCTCCTGAGTAATATTCAGAAAGGCTATGAGGTGCTGAGCCACCAAACTCAGATACAATATTTGAAATTGAAACAGCGCCAGTTGAGATGGTCATACAGAACCAAAAGCAGTTACGTTGCCTGTAACAGTAATGTTGCCACTACTATCAATCTTCATCTTTTTAACACCACCAGTTTCAAAGTATAAGACACCAGCAGTTTCATACCATGTCCAGTTGGTAGTCTTGTTTGAACTCAATGCAATGGCTGCTTGAACAAAAGCAGTAGATGCTATTTGAGTTGAACTATTACCAGCAGAAGAAACTGTAGGTGTTGTTGGAGCGCCAGTAAACTCAGGGCTTGCTGAGTTGGCTTTGGTTGCAATGGCTGTAGAGATTGCATCAAACTCATCATCAAGCTCTGTTCCTTTGATACGCTTCAGAGGATCACCAGTTGTCAGGCCATCCTTTGTATCGTATGCTACTAGTTTAGTATAGTTACTCATTAGTAAATCTTCCCTTGCTTAATAAATACATTCATCTTTTGTACGCTTAGAGGAGCACCAGACACATCAGCCTCAAAGCCCATTTGAATAATCTTTCCTTGACCACCAACAGAAACAGAAATATCATCAATAACAATACCTGATGAATACTCAGCTATGTTATATTCCCCTATGTTATATTCTGCATAAGTACCTGTACTCATAAAGACAGGGTAGCTACTATATTGATTTGAATAATCAAAGCCAATCTTAGAAACAAAGCGTTGACCACCACCACCAATTAACACAAAGCCAAGCTTCTTAACAACCTTATTAATTGTTGGTTGACCAAAGTCAAAGTAGTTTGTATAATATGTAAACACATATTTAACACCATTGTCTTGGTAGCCAGAGTATTCACCAATGCCTGCTGGCTTTCCTATGTACAGAGAACCATCCCTATTAGCAGAAAGAGCATAGGCAGAATAGTTGTTCCACGAGGTTACACGTGAAGCACCATCTGGTAAGGCTTGTTTTAAATCAAAGCAATAGACAATGGGAGAAGCTGTTGAAGGAAAGCTTAGGAGATAGAAACCATACTTCTCTGAATAACAACTTTTAATAAGCTTAGCTTCTGTACCAGCTATGGCATCAAAGAGATCATCTCGTATGTTCTTAGAGATGTCACGCATGGGCATACTCTTCTCTTGAATGGTACGTCCAAGGCTACGCACACCAGAAGAACTCAAGAACAACAAGTCATTACCTGTCTTCTGTATACTATCTCTAGCAATACAACCAATGCCGGGGATAACATCAGAGATGGTCATTGCTGTTGCTGGATTCTCAGCACCATTAAGAATGACAATGTTTTGTTTACAGAATACAATTAAGAAACTATTATGGGCAGCAAGGGCTACAATTTCATCTGTGTTATTAGGAAGCTTAGAAGCTATGTTAATACTACCAGAGGTACGAGCACCACCAGTATCAAATGTAGGGAAGTGACTATCAGCAATGTCTGTAGACCAGAACACTGTAGTTGGATAGGCTGCACTTCCTGCTACCCAGAAGCGACCATACGCAGCTAGGCAAGCATTAGGAGCATTAGATGTACCAGTACCAAATACTGGAGAAGAAAAACTAATACCAGAATGTCCTGTGTGTCCTACAAGAGTTGTACATACAGGGCTTCCACTTTCTCTTGTAAACAATACAGGAAGATTGCTTCTTTGTGTCATCAAGCAATGATCTTTTAAAGAAGCCATCTGCCAATGATTATCTGTAATGGTCATTGTTGGTGTAATGTCTGTTAACACAGCACCAATGCCACCTCTCCAAAGCTTATTGTTACCAGCACTCAAGTAATCAAGTGTGCCATCACCATTCAAATATTCAAAGATGCTATAGATGTTTGCACCATTAAGGCCAGAGGTTGTTGTTGTCTTCTGTACCCAACCCTTACGTGCACCTAAGCGTCCATACTTATCAATGACACAGTTAGAAGCTACAAGTGCAAACCCATCAGACAGCACTGCTCCACTCTCTTGGGTGTTAAGCCCATAGAAGCCCGGAGCAGCAACAGCAGCACTAGAGAGTTGTTTCATACTGGATACCAAATAGTTTCATCAGGGCGACGAGCAGCATCAAGAGCAATCTCATCAGCCAAGCTAGAACGACCAGCAGCATAAGCATTCATGCTGGCATTACCGCCATCTTCACCACGCTCTTCAATGGCCTTAGCAAGGGCTAGAAGGATGATAGGACGTGAGGGAACATAGATGTCATCACCATCAGCAGTTAAGTTTTGGTTACGTAGGATGACGTTGAAGCGAATTGTATATACACTATCAGGAACTGGATAGATGTCAACCTGTGTGTCACCATCGTTGGCAACGCCGTTGAAGTTGTAATACTTAGGAGAACCTAAGACAACCCCTTGGTTCAAGAAAGCATTGTCAAACCAAGCACCGGGACGATACTCCATAAACTCATTGGCTGTATCATTGATAACATCAAGCAACGTGAAGTTGTTCTTACTACCATTAAGCTCATAGTTAAAGACATTGGCTGTTGTAGTTAATGTCAAGGTTGTTCTAAGAGCAGACCAGTTCCAAGCTGTCTCAACCTCGTTCTGTGCATCATTTACAAAGTCACCAATGAGCTTACTGTAAGAACTTTCGGAAACAGAAAGCACCTCTCGTTCCCTGAGTCTTCGTAGTACACTATTGACAGCTTCTAAATATGTCATACTATTTCCTTATATGTTAATATTATAACATGGTTTGTTATATTTGTCAAGCTACCACTTAACCTTATCAGCCCAATAAGCAGCAGACATCTTGCCTTTGGCTATGTTGCTGGAGTGTCGGGCTTTAAAGCTCTCTCTTCGGTTCTTGTAGCTCTCAGATTCCCCTGCTTTCTTGGGGCTTCCAGACACGCCCTGTTGCCCAAAGCGTATGGTCTTAACATTGTCGCCCTCTTTAGCTACAACAACGTGACTTTTGGTAGGATGACTAGGGGTTGCTTTAGGCTTGTTATAGCCGCTTACGCCAGCCTTGGCTAGTCTACCATCCTTCATTTCTTTTTAGCCTTGTTAGTGGCTGTTCTCTGGCCTCTCATGGGCATCTTTGCTTGGCTCATGGCAATGGCTACGGCTTGCTTGGGAGAAGTAACAACCTTGCCACCCTTGCCACTGTGCAAAGAGCCTGCCTTGTACTCGCCCATTACCTTACCAATCTTGGCTGTTTGTTTCTTAGTCTGTTTCATATGCTTCCTTAAATGTTACGTTCAAAATGTGGACAATCTAGAAGAGACTTGAAGTTACCTCCCCATCGGTTCTTACTGTTGAGACTTTCCCAATAAGCCCCTAGTGGTGCAAGCATCTCCTTGTTCCAAATAATCTTACCATCTTTAAAGAAGTTCAGATCAATAGCACAACGCTTCAAGTGGATGGAGTTCATTGTCTTGCTACGGCCTGTCTTGAAATAGATGGCCTGTTGTTCTGGGGTACGTGCAAGTTCCCCGCCTGTCACCTTAAAGCCCTGCTCTGTGGAGTATTGAATAAGCTTACACATGTCTAACAGGAAAGCTGCTTGCTCGTCTGATAAACTCATTTCTTGCTCCTCAAGTCAGCCAGTTTTTCAATTGTTCTACCACCAAAGTAGGCTCCCATAATTAACATTCCCCATTGACCAAGTAAAGCTACATAAGACTCATTCGCATTTAGACCAAAGGCACTCATCATAGCAAATAAGAAGTAGCCAAGGAAGATGGCTATAAGGCTCATAGGACGTATGTTCTTGGACAGCCAAGAGTCAGAGGACATGTCTGCCTGCCAGCGGTCTGACACGTTGTCTTCTTCGTTCTGTGCTGCCTTAGCAAACATCTCTAGCTCAGCCAGTTCAAGCTTAGCCTTCTCAATACCAAGCTCTAACAGACGCTCTTCGTGTGTAAACTGAAGCTGTCTTAGTTTCTCTACATCCACTGGTGTTGGATTGTCAGGAATCTTAAAGCCAGTAACTTTCTCTACCATGTCCTTGCCCTTGGCTTGGATGGCAGACGACAAAAGCCCTAAGCCATTCTCAGCTAGGGTTGTTAACAGGGCTCCTACTATTGGAATCATTTCTCTTTATCCTTCTCTATTTGTTTACGCAGTTGTTCTATCTTCTGTGCTTCGTATCTTACTTCTTGCTTAGCAGAGTTTATGTCAAACAACATAAAACCTATAACAGGGAGCATCAGTGCAAACACAACGACCATTGAAATCAAACAAACTAAAAACCCCATCGAAGTTTCCTGTCTATTGTTATCAACCAGAACAGGAGGAGGAGGTATATAGTAATCAGAGTTACTACTGTTATTTGTAGAGCCTTGTCTTGCAGGGAGCTTATTAATTGTTTTCGTTGCCATGCTGCCTCCCTTGCTTTCTGCTCTTCTATAAGCCTCTCTTGTTCCTGTTCCTCTTGTAGCCTTGCATACTCTTCTTCAAACCTACTCCACACTGCCCCTAGTTCTGGGTCTACATGGTAGATAAGAAACTCTCTTAGTTCTACTGCCTGTCTCTCAAGCTCTATCTGGTTTAATATATTATCCAGAGCCTGTGCTTTTAAACTTTTCTGTGGCTTCTTCTTCTCTTCGTGTATTACTTGCTTTACTTGTTCTTGTGCATCAAAGAAGCTGCCTATGTACCCTGAGATTTCCCTTGCAATTTTAGAGACATCGTTGCCTGCTGCTTTTGCATCTTTATAGAAACTAACGCCCTGCTTAATTGCAGCCAGAGCAGTGAAGGCCAACGTGAATGGATCAATGTTATACTCCGAAGAACTTTTTGAAGAACTCTGCTGCTGTACCCGGGCCTAAAAGCACACACAGCATAACACCATACAACAAATATTCAATCTTGGTCATTCGTGTTCCTGCTGCTTGAAGACTTGTTGATATGGCTGAATAACGCTCTGCACAAACTTGCTCGTGACTATTGAGTCTAGCTTCTGTTTTAGTTATAAGCGAATCACTCATGGCATTGCTGCCTTGATTTCGTCTACTGTTGAAGCCGCATCTATTGCTGTTTGCATCTCTGCATACTTGGCTCTGATTACAGCCCTAGCCGCTTCCGCACCATCAGTTTGATTAGGGATTTGCTTGGCAATAGCATCGTCATAAGGCTTGAACTCCTCTGTTCGTGCGGCACGGCGTACATCGTGGGCGATGGTCTTGGCTTTAGTTACGTTGATGGTAATGCTCATGTGTACTCCCATGCGGCTCTGAATGTGCGATCTGACGGCACATCTTCTGTGTTAATAATTTTGAAAGGCTTTCCAGCGGGAACATCTTTCTCCGCAAGTTTCTCTATTGTGTTTCCTTCTTCAGCAAGCCACTCAGGTGCTGGAACAATGATAGCTACGCCGCCTTCGTCTGTTGGATAAATAATTCGTTTTGTCATGTTTATTCCTTATCGAAAAACTGCAATACTTATACGCACACAATCCGCAGCGTTTAAATTTGGATCGTAAGAAGACGCATTTATGTATTGAACACTGCCAGTGTTGTACCCATAAATATATGGGTTTACATACCATGCGCCATTTGATGTCAAGTCATTTATTGCAGTTGCCGCATAGTTTGTATCAGGCATTGCGGTAGCAAAGTTAGCAGTGTAATTACCTACACCATTATCAGTAATACTTGAAACATTACCTGATGCGCGAATAGCTACAGTACCGCTTCCATTAAAGTTTACCCATGCACGACAACCGTAAGCTGTGGCAACAGAACCATATCCTGAGTTAAATTGCATTAAACCAGTGGAAGTGATACGGGCTTGCTCTGCAATTGAGCTGCTAAAAGTGCTAAATGCAAGCGCAACATTATTGCCGTCTTGCATTACGCTGGAGATTCTTCCAGCTATAGTTCCAGATGGGTTTGCAAAATTCAAATCTCCGCTATGACCGGCAGTTGTGCTAGTCACATATCGCAACCTTAAAATTTCATTATTTGGGGCGGCGGCGGCAGAGTTGTAAACATCTAATTTTGCCGCTGGCGTAACACCAATCCCCACATTACCAGAGGAGTCGATACGCATAGACTCAACACCACCCTCAGAGAAAGCAATGGTGTCAGCGGCAGGGAAGAAGATACCTGTGTTTGCATCTGTTCCCCTGATGGCAGGGGTGGCAGCAGAACCATCAATGTCTGATAGTCCATTATCTCCAGAAAGAATTAAGCTCATGCTGATGCTCCTTTAAGCGCCGCTACATCGGCTTGCAATTGGGTGATGAGGGCTTGCTGTTCTTGGATGGCTGCTGTCAGTGTAGCTACCAAGAAGCTGGTGTCGATGCCTTGGTATACAGGGCGTATAGATTCGCTTCCATCTTCATCAGTGTAAGTTTCAACAGCATCCTTTTCACCTATTACGCACTCATCAACTACTCCTTGTAATTCATGGGCAATAAAACCTTGACCATCTGAGCCATCTATATTCCATTTATAGGTTACGGGTTTGAGCAAGGCCACCTTTGCCAGTGCGCCTGTCATTGGGGTAATGCTATTTTTTAAACGGTAGTCAGAAGATGTAGGAAAAGCTGTATTTGTGTTTGTATTTGTAATCCCACCAACACTATTTCCATTTCTAATGCTTCTTAACAAAAACTGACTAGTAGCACTTGTATCTGAATTA